CCAAAGCCTACATTATCTTTGATTACAAATTGTTGCATTTGTTTTTCAGTTAAGTTTTCAGCTTTAATAATCCATACATCTTTAAAACCTAATTGCTGACAAGCCTTGTAACGCATATTACCACCTAATATACTCATCTCACTATTGACTATGATTGGTCTTAGTTTTAACATTTCAGGAAATTCTTTTATACTATTAACTAATTTCTTGAACTTATGTTCTTTAATTGTCCTTGGATTTACAGGATTTGAATATATTTTATTAATCTTAACTTTCTCTATCATAACTATATAACGTATTTAATTTAACTCTTTTTTCCATTTTAGTGATTTTTCCCACAACTTTAATTTCTGACCTACTTCATCAACTAACGAATCAGGAACATCTCTAATCACTTTATACATAGGATGATTAAATTTATTCTTTAATTCTAAATTTTTGTTTTCTAGGTTTGTTACTTTATTTTCTAAGTAATGTACTCTGTCTATTTTATCATAACATAAATCTGATTTGAAAGTAAATATTTCTTCTATTTCTTTTAGCTTAGGATTATGCTGAGCGTTTAAATGATATTTATTACTTGAGTATAATGCAGTAGAGTGGTCATAATTTTTGCCATTATCTATATAGAATTGTGCTATATGTATCCAACGCATATTAAGTTTGTTGCGTAATAAGTGGTTTAATAATGACCTTACTTCTATGTATTTTCTTTGTCTAGTGTTTTTAAAAACATCAAGACCTGATAGTTCTTTTATCTTTATTGCTATTTCTATTGGTGTTAAATTGTGCATTAGTTTGTTCTAAGTTTTAAAAGGTTATAACATTCTGTATATCTTTCTCTTGCTTTGCCTTTGTATTTATCTTTAAATAATTTGTATAGTTTCTTTGTGTATTTGTATTTGCTATCACAATGTACAAAATATTTTTTAGCAAACGCTTTACCCTTTCCTTTAAAGTAGTTTACATTATCTGCTGTATCGCCTACTATCATTTGCTCATAAAAATTATACATAGCTTCTTTTTCTGATATGTCTAGTATTGTTTTGTGTTTGTAGTGGTAGTTATACATAAGGCAAGGGAATTGTTTATAGTCTTTGTCTATAGATACTATCATAACATTTTGTCTTCCAAACTCTGTTGACAATTTATACCAATACCTAGCAACTAAGTCATCAGTTTCAATTCCAAACCCAAACTTGCTATCGTATGTTTCTTTTACGTATTTGTGCATATCGTGTAAAAGAGGAGGTAGTGTTTGTTTTTTTCTATTGGCTTTGTATTTTTTGGTCATTAATTTTCTGAAGTTACCTTTACTTCCGTTAAATGTAATAACTTTTTCAATATCATAGATTTCTTCTAAGTCATTTACAATTTTCATAAATTGCTCATCAAACTTAGCTACACAATCTTCAAGGTTTTCAAAGTGTGGATTATCATCAGGGTTTTCTTTATGTCGATAGCAACTTGCGAAAATTAAACTATCAGCGTCTATAAGTAATATCATTTCTTTTCTTCGTAAACTTTATATCCGTTCAACTTTAAAAAACTAATAGCATCATTTATTTTCTTTTCTTTAACTCTAAAGGCGTTAAAAATTTCATTCTCAAATGGGTGTATTTTATTTTTCATTATAATTCTTTTAAACTTTGTTTTATTAAATCTAAATACATTTCTTGCATTTTTTTATTTTCCTTTACTACTTGAGTAATTATAAATGGTAAGTCTTTAAATAAAGAATCTACATTATATACTAGCCATTTTTCATTATCAACATCGCCATAACCAAAATGCATTTCGCCATCGCTACAATATAAATTATGTGTTTCGTGTATATATGTATGTTTCTTAGCTTCTTTTAATTTTTCTTCTAACTCGTATATTCTGTCTATTAAATCGTCCTTTGATGTTCCCATTTTATATTAGTATTATTATTAAACTTATTATCAAACCTATAAATGCGATAGCTAAAACTTTCATACTACCTGCATATTGTGTGTCTGACCTACCTTGTCTTGACCTGTACTGTCTAACTTTTTTTTCTTTTTTCATTTCTTAGCTTTCAGTTTTCCGCTTTTATTTGTTATTTGCCAATTATAAGTTTGAGTAGTGTCATCACAAGGAATAAATATTTCCTTATCATTTATAGGTTTTAATTTAAACCATTTACCATACTTATTTTTTCTCCATAATGATTTTTGTTTTTTCATACCTTTTGATTTTCATATAATAATTCTTCCCCTATTATGTAAACTATCATATTTACTAGGCTTTCAGCATTATCATAATTTCTTATACCATCGTTACCAAACATTTCTCTTTCGTAATCTTGAACAAAACTAATACCCTTAAAGGTATTGATGTTATGTTTCTTCAACCATTGTTCAGCATTATAGTAACCTATAATATAATAGTCTTCATTAAATAAATGATAATGTAAATCATTAATGTCAACATCATTGTAGTTAGATTTTTCATCATTGATGTATTCTTGTAGTTCCTGTTTGATTGTCTCTAAATTCATATCTGTATTGTTAAAATTACTGTAATAAAAAATGCCATAACATAAAAGCAAATTAACCATTTCCAATTGTTAGGGTCTTGTTTTAAAAATTTCTTGTAAGTTTCTATCATTGTTTTGTTATTATACAGCTAATATAAAACAAAATAAGTTATAAACAAAATTTAATAACTTTTATTTAGAGAAGATTGATATTTATCCTACTAGCTTGGTTTTCTTTAAGAAGATAAACATCTTTTTTTAATCTTTTTTTTGTCCACATTGTAGTGTCAGGACAATATTTTTTAACAGGTTCTGGCATTTTTAGGGTGTTAAGCCAATACATAAAATTTCCTTTGGGGTCATTAACAAAATAAAGTTTAATTATATCCTTATCTAATTTCATTAATGAATCATACTTGTCTTTCTCAAGCATTTTATCTTCATAATATTTATTACGGAACTTCATTTCAATAACGCAATCAAAACCTTTTGGGGTTTTACCAATAGCATCATAATGTGTGTAACCATCGCCTGACCAAGTTAAATCCCAACCATCAAAATTTAAAAGCAATATAACTGCTTTCTCCCATTTATGAATCTTTTTTAGTCCCATTGTCCCAGATTACATTCAAATCTTTAATCCATCTGTTTACTGTTTTGGGCGAGCAGGTGCAGGGTTTGTAAAAACTATGCTTGTAATATTTTGCGTGTAGTTTGCACACCAATTCAAACTCTTTGGCTGATATGTGTTGTTTTGTACCCATACGGAATACTGTCCATAATTTGAAATCTGTTTCTTCAAAGGTTACCATCTTTTAATTTTTATTTCGTTGAATTTTTTTCTTCTTTCATCGCACTTACATTTAGTTCCTTTAAATGCGTGATATGTTTCTACCATATATTTTATGCCTGTATACTTAGTAATGTAGTATATTATATCTCCTAATTTCATTTTTTTAAATTTTCTATTTTTGAATGATAAGCATTAGTGTATTTCATTAATTTACAATCCCATTTACTTACTTCATTATAATCAGCAAAATAAAACTGACAATTTTGTTTATCAATGATATAAACAAACCAATATAAATCTATTTTATTTAGTCCTTTTTTATGCGCTTCTTCATTAACTAGTACACTTTTGTATTTTGAATCTTCAGTAGCTTTAACATCTATTTTTTTATTTTTTACTGTAAAATCTGCTTCTTTAGATGGGTAAGGGTTTAAAATTTTAATCATTGTATAATCAATGTTTTTTTCAGTTAAATAGTCAAGAACTATTAATTCCCCAACTACACCTAAAATATCAACATAATTATTTTTTTTCCCCCTGTCAAATCTAGGATTATTTTTTCTGTTACTTTTATTCATTGTAGTTCTAGCATTTGCTATTTCTTCTGCAATAACCCACAAAGATTTAGGATACCTATAATTCATAATAATTTATTTAATTCATTGTAAGTATTACATATTTCTTCATTAGATAAAACACTATTATAATCAATCATATTGTCTTTTGGCATCCAATCACTAATAAAATTTATTTTTATTTCGTTATCTTGATATAAACTATCTATCAATTTATTAGTTTTTATGTTATATTTTTTGGCATAATCTAAATAATCTTTTCTGTTTTTTTCAACTATAATTTTATTTATTTTTTTTCTTTTTAAACTTATATTCATTGTATCTACTTTATCCCTTAATTCTCTACCTAAAAAATAAGAACCATAATACATACCTTTTTTCTTATACCATCTTCTTAAAATTTTTAAATGTTTTTTTGACAATAGACCAATATGTTTATGTAATGCTCTATGTAATTTTTTTGGTAACATTATTAAATTATTTATATTATTATTTTTCCTATCAGCATCAATATGGTGTATTTCCCAATTTTTAGGTATTTTTAATTTATAATGTTTTTCATAAAAGACTCTATAATTCATAATAATTTTTTTAGTTTGTCCTTTACTTTTTTATATGTATTATATAAAGAATAATAATGTATATATGACTTCCTAGAAAATTCAGCTATACTTTCTCCTTGATTTATTATTTCAAAAACTTTTCTATCATACCAATACATCTTAGATAATGCTTCTTTTACTTTGTCATAGCTTTCATCATAATTGACATCATTGTTAGTTAAATGTATGTTATCTAAAGGTATCATAGATATGTTTTTACCTTTGCGTTTTAAGTCTAAAAATAATGACCTTAATGTTTTAAAGATATAATAGTAATTAATATCATCTTCATACATAATATCTAAGCCTTTTTCTAGCTTTAGTTGTATTTTTATGTACATTTCTTGTGTAAGGTCTTCTGCAGTTCTTTTATTGCAACCAAAAGTCATAACGATATCAACCCAATTTTTGTGCTTATTTGCGATTAATATCATTTTATCTTGTATCATACTAATTTAAAGGGTCGTATAAATCTTCAACAACACTTGGTATGCCATATTCATTTACTGTAAAGCTAAATGTTTCAAAAGCATAACCCCTACTACGTTTGCATTTAACAGTAACCCAATCTTTATTAACAGTATTAGCTTCTAACTCAATGTGTGTTTCCACCTTTTTTTCAAGCATAGAACCAAGATGACCTGTCATTTTAGAAGTTCCAAAGTTATTATGAATCACACTAATTATATGGCAATTATGTTTAGCAGACCATTCCATTAACTTTTGTACACAGTCATTAGATTGTTGTAAATCATTAACATCACTTACAAGGTCGGCAATTCCATCGATAATTACAAGTGATGGCTCGTTTATTTTTTGGGATAGATAATATTCAATAAAATCTTGTCGGTGTTTATGTCCTATTGTTCTAAGTCCAAAGGTGTGGTATATATCTGGATTTATTTGTGAGTTCATATCATAAACCCTTTTGAAAACCTTTTGACAATGCCATAGTCCTTGTTCTGTATCAAAGTGTATTAAGTGTCCGTTTTTTCTATGACCTTTTATTCTTCCGCCATATATGTTTTTATTACTTAAAAATACTGAAGCTAATAAACTGATAAAAAATGTTTTCTTTGTTTTAGGTGGTGCGCTTACAACACTTAGATTACCAAATGTTCCCAAAGGTATTGGTAATAATAAATCGCCCTTTTTTGATTTGATTAGTTTTTCCCCATAAGATAATGCAACAGGAGGATATTCAATAGTTTCTTTTGTATTTACAAAACAGTCTTCTTCGATAAACTGCATCAGCATTTGGTGTTCTGTTTGTTTTTCTGTCATTTAATAAATATATAAAAAAAAAGGTATGAATTATAAAAACCCATACCCATTTTTAGATTGATAAAGTTTTTTTTAAAAAGGCAAGTCTGATTCTTCTTTAACATAAGCTGATTCTGTTCCTGATATAATATCAATCTTTTCTTCTCTTTCAGCTAAATGTATATTACCTTTTCCGTTTTGTGCGTCTTTAATCCACGCCACTTTACCATTACCAAAGTATAAAGCCTGTTTACCTGCTTCACGTTCTTCAGATGTTCTACTATCCATTAGTGCTACGTTATTTCCATAACGAGTTTCATCTTGAATAGAGATAGTTAAATTGTACCACACCGCACCATCTTTACCTTTGACAAATTTTTCTTTAGGTAGTTTAGCTACGTTGATACTTGCATTAATAATTGCTCCCATAATTTTAATTGATTTTAAAGTTTAATAATTCTTCTTCTATTTGTTTTGTTACTGTATAATGTTGTTTAATATCATTGATTGTTTTACCATCTTTCATACCTTCTAATGCATTTTTATATTGTGGGGTATTAATTAATAATTTTGGTAATGGAGGTTTTTTAACTGCTAGATTACCATCATCATCAACTGCTTGTAATGCTAATAAAGATTGTAAAGTATATCTACGATAATATGTTATTGCACTTCCTAATTTTTGTGCATCTAAATTATTAGGTAATTGTATTGATGATTCTATAGAGCCACCATCTAAGTCATATATAATACTTCTAACTTGATTGTCTGTTATTGGTTGTATTAATACTAATTTATTTTTGATTAGTAATGGACTTAGTTGTTCTATAAGTGAATTTATATCAAAGTATTTTGATTTATAAAAAGGGTTTTCATTGCTTTTACTAATAGAACCTATTTCTTGTTGCAACTTAAATATTTTACTGTATATATTTTTTTCCATTTTAATCATTATTATTTGTTAATACCTCTAATTGCGCTTCTAAGAATTCTATTTTTCTTTCTAACGCTTCGCACCTGTCTATATAAAATGCTATTAATTGATTTTTACCTTGATGCGAATATCTTGTTCTTACGTTATCTACTTCCATTATTCTATATGTGTTAAAGTTGATTTTAACCAAAATATTTTTTC